TCGTATAAATAACCAAGTCCGGAAGTCGCAAGGTCAGCCACCAGATTCCAGGTAATTGTCTGACTAGATCCGCGATTGGCCAGCTCATAATTGCCTGGACGATCTATCTCTCCGAGTCCAGTATTTTCAGCAGTAGCCCACGTTGTAGTTGCTGGTGTGTAATTCGCCCACGTAAGAGCTGCTGGAACCTCTGACCAGTTATTGACAAGTAAATCTTCAAGGATTGTGTAAATCTGGTCGCCGTCGAAATCCTTAGCTAAGACGCCCAGAGTTAAGGCCTTTTGGAGCCTTGAGAGGGCTCCTAGAGCCGTGATGGTAACTTCCTGAGTAATTGCTACTGAGCCAGTCTGTGAAACTGTTACGGCCACGTCCACGATAGATCCGCCAAAGATTGGCACATAAGCTCCGGCCGTGTCTTTGACCTGAATCGATACTGCGTCATTGATTTCAGCCGTGATAGCGCCAAGATTGAGATTGATAAGATTGAGAGTGCAATAGCCGGCTTGAGCCTGTGTGTAGATATTTGTGCGTCCTGATGTAATTGAAAGATTGGCTAAAACGACGTCAGTGTATTCAATGCCTGCAATTAAAACTTTCCACTCTGGAGCCCACTGTGTCATTAGACGGCCTGAAGTGCGCCGGCTCCGCCAGTGCCACGATAGAAGGAATCATTGAGCACGTTCACGATTGTGCGAGCAGTGCCTTCAGCATCGATTGCGCCATTGACTGTCACATTGATTCGCGCAGCGTTCTGAGAATCCGTAAATCCTCCTCCGCCCATAGCAGCTAAGCGAGCTGCATTCTGTGAATCGGTAAAGCCTCCGCCTACGCGAACCGCGCCCGATGCGGCTGATGAGACTCCTCCGCCCGAAGTAGTTGTAGATCCTGTTCCAGTCGAAGCGGACACACTAGGAACCGAGATTGTAGGAATGCTAGGTGTTGCAGTAGTCGTCTTCGGAATCGTGACTGTGGGAACGCTGACTTGCGGAGCTGAGATCTGTGAAACGTTAGGCAAGAATGGAATTGAGTTATAGACACGGATCAGAGCATTGATTCCAGCAACGGCTCCAGCAATCAATCCATTTAAGCCTTTAATGACCGCGCCGATGACATTGATAACTCCGCCAGCAATCTCACCGACTACCTTGAACGCTCCGCCTAAGACTGTAACTAGAACCGGCACAACGTACTTCTGAATAAATCCAATAAACTCTGTGAAGGCTTCTTTGTTGTTATTGATTGCGTCCGTAATTGGCTTAAAGAAATCAGCAAACTTTCCAAGTGCCGGCACAACCTTATTCACAACAAAATCAACAAGCTGCTGAATGATTGGCAGAAGCTTTGCACCGACTGATTCTTTGGCTTCATCAAAGGTCACTTTAAGAATCTGCAAGCGTCCGGCGAATGTATCCGCGTTAGCTGCTGCCGCGCCACCGAATAGATCTGAAAGCCTTTCCTGCGTCTCTTCAAATGACATCGCTTTGAGCTCTGCCGACGATAGTCCGATGCCTAGCTTGCCTAGAGCTGCCGTGTTGCCGTCGTAAGCTTTACCAAGTGCATTAGCTACTGAATCCAAGCCCTTTCCAGTAGCTTGAGAAATGTCTAGTGCGAGATTGAGAAGATCCTGAGCCTTTGTGACGTCGTTAGTCGAGAGCGATAGTCGCTGCAATGCTGGACGCAATTTATCGTCTGCGACGCCAGTGGCTAGAGAAGTCTTAAGTATCTGCTTCTCTACTGACTTGATCATGTCATCAGTTGCACCAGTTGCATTCTTTAACGCAGTTGCAAGGCGAATCTGTGCAGCTTCATCTTCAATCGCGGCCTTGACTCCATCAACTGCAAGCTTGATGGCATAAGCTCCAGCAGCAGCTCCGGCGGCTGCAAATGCTAGGCCAGCCTTCTTGCTAAATTCGCCCATCTTTGATGATGAGTTATCGACGTCTCCATTGGCTTGAGCCAGCGACTTCTTTAATTGATCTACATCAGCAAGAATCGAGAGCTTGAGTGTGCGCGATTGTCCGGCCATTTACCACTCCTTCAAGATTCTGTCGAAAGCATTTTCCCACTTGTCAATGATGTCTGGCTGGATTTCGCGTAGTGTCGGATAAATAAACCAGCCTTTAGAACCAGCGCCTTTTGTAGATTGGCCTGACCAGACTGGGAATTGCTTAAACTTGTTAGATCCGAATTCTGTACCGCCCCAGAGATCCTTTGTTGTTGCTCCGCCTGAAAACTTTTGACTTACGAAGCCGAAAGACAATTCGCCAATCTTGGAAGATTTTGACACACGGGAGCCACTGGCAATACGGTCGGCGGCCTTGCCTCTGGTGATGGCCTTCTGCTGAATTTTGCCTTGAGCGAATTCTGCAAGAGCTGAGGATTCTCTTTTAGCTGCATCAGTAGCTTCTGTATCCATCGCCTTGAATGCGGCAGTAATGCGACGAAGGTCTGCCTTGTCATAGGCAATCTCAACGTTGTCGCTCACTTTGTTTCTCCAGTATCTCGAAAGCCGTATAGATTTGCTCCGCCGTCGTCCATTCGCTCATCGGTATTCCTGTGGCTATTGCTAACTCCACAAGGATTCGATTTACGCTTCCGGCGGCGTAACTTTTGGGAGAACGTCACCGACTGTCACGTCGGCCACTGTTTCACACCAGATCTCATAGCCCTTGATTGGCTTGCCACCAGCTTCACGCTTCATCGCATTCCACGCAAGGAAGAGAAGATCAGAGATTCCAATCTTCTCCTGCGCTTGCGAGATTGTGCTGCCTGTCTTTTGTTCCCATTTAGCCCACTCTGGCGGTTGTGCGGTGTATGTGCCGAACTCGCCTGATGTGTATTCGATTGTGATTGGTAGTCTCATTCTGTGCTCCCGTTTCTATTGATTAACTGAATGTGTCGGCTGGCTTGCCATCGACTAACATAGCCCAAGAATCTGTCTGTGCTTCTGGAGCAGTGCCGCCAACGGAAGGAAATACTGGAAAGACGTTGCATGTAAATACTGCGCCAGTAGCGGCAGTGAATGACACGGCCAAGGTTGTGTTCGGAGCAGTATCAGCAGCAGTCCACATCGCTTCAAAGAGTGATGATGCAACGCCCCAGTCTGCAAGTAGCTCAAGATTAAGCGTCCATTGATCATCGATGTGCTTATAGGCTTTTCCATCGAGGGTCTGGTAAGTCGTAATGACGGGCGCATTGACTAGCGTTGCGGCCGTAGTTTGTGCGTCATAGTTCACTGTGGCGATTGTCAGAATAAGGTCTCTCGCCGTGACGATTGTTGTTGGCATTTCTTTGTCTCCTTAGATTGTCTGTTGTGTGTAGTAAGTGCTGACCGCGAGATCCGCCACTAGTAGATTGGTCGCGCCGACCTGTTGAATTGTCGGACGTTGCACGTCTCCGACTTCGTAACCTGCTGGCATTGCTGCCATGATGCTAATAACAAGCTGCTCAAGATTATCAAGTGCTCCGGCCGTGTTGTTATAGGCAACGGCCGCAGTGACCACAAAGTTGATCTTCACGCGCACCTGCGATTTGCCGATTGTAGTCGTTTCTAAATAGGGCGAATCCGGAACAATTACACAAGCTGGAGGAATTACCGCCTCTGGTGGAGAGCTATACACAGAAGCCACGACGCCAGCTAGAGCAGTCGCAAGAGTGCCTCTAACGTTTGTCGCAATAGTTGTCGGTGTAGGCATCACATGGCCATCGTTGAAACGTCGATGTAATTACCTAATAAACCTATTACACGATTTTGGAGTGACCGACCCATTCTATAAGGCGACGGAGTAAAATCCACGCCTTCAATTTGACCACCTGGTGCGACCACGCTCTGGAATATCTCAACGCTGACGATGGTGACCGCCTGTTCGACTGCGTCGGTATTTGCGTAGAGCGTGGCCGCGTCTGCCCCAGATAGATAAACTACGCCGCCAGGAATGACTGGACGGAATGTGATGTCACTATTTGTTATAGATGCCGTGAAGTAGAAATATGGAGCCGGATATGCGAAAGGTAAGTAAGGAAATGGATCATAATAATTTGAAGTGACTGTCAGTGTTCCGTTAAATGTTGCTGGGACGCAACCTGTAATCACGACACTCTGACCGGCGACAAATGTGTTCGGCTTTTGTGTTATGTAATAGGCGACATTGTTTTGTAGATAAACGGCTGCGACTGAGTTTTGATTGGCAGTCAATAGCGGCAGAATTACCTGTTCGGCTGAATCGATAATGCCTTCAAGATATGCGTCGGAATAAAGAGAGACAGAGACGCCAAGGACTGTCCTTAAACTAGCGACTGTAATAATTGCAGGCATCTCTGTCTCCTTTCGTGAGCTGCTGGGCTAGATACGGGAGCGCACCTAGCCCATGATTAGTTTGCTTAGGTTAGGTTAAAGCGACGTAGGCCACCTGCGAAGGTTGCTTGCGCTGCGATGTAACCATAAAGCATGATTTCAATTTCTCCAGTTGTTGGCACATTAGTGGCCAGCGTTAGAGCAGGAGATTCGAAAATTTCGATTGAACGTGGCTCGATAATGAATGCTGATTCATCGATTGATGTGTTTACCATGTTGGCATCTACATAATAATCAAGACCAAGTACGTTTCCGCGAATTGATGTTGGATTAGCAGTACCGCCAGCGTTCATTGTAGTTGGCTGAGCGTTGTAGATTGGACGTCCAGTTGTATCAGTTGCACCGAGCAAAGTCGCCCAGATTGAAGTACCTGAAACAAATGATGTTGCAGTGCGCTTTGTTGCACTGTAAACGGCTGGTGATTCTGTTGATACGAATGAAATCAATCCGGCTGAATCGGCAGCAGTTGCAGTGGCTTGAGTTCCGCCAGCAGTAATCTGAGCAATTACATAAGCATCAGTTGCCTGAGCGTAGGCGTCCCTGAGATTTGAAAGCATGATTTCATAAAAGCTCGGATCTGACCGGTCCAAGAGCTCGACCGAATAGCGCTGAAATCCAGCCTTCTTGATTACTGTCGCATTGACGTAAGCTGAAGTGATTGCAGTTG